TCTGAGCAGACTGGACACGATGGACAATGTAGGCAAAGCACCGCCTATAAATGTCCCGGCTGTGTAGCCAGTTGTTGCGGTGAACGGGCCGGGGTTGCTGTTTAACTCCGCACTCAGATACACATTCGGATATGCAGCGCCGTAAGCTACCTTGTCTGCGCTGACACCGAAGTCCCACAGGTGGGAGCCGGAGTATTTGGAGATGATGCTGGCGATGGTGGTGCGCACATATCCAAAACTTACTTTATTCGACAGTACATCCGAATACGACTCATCAACCATGACCATACCATATTCGTACAACTTGTTACTACCATCATATACATCTACATACTCCTCAAAAATTACACCACCGCTCATGTATTTTACACGAGTAATAGGTCCGCGATATACACCGCTATTCGAGTATTGTGTAGATGCAACTGGCTGATCATATGCAGTTTTTACTGATATGACCGCTTTATCTGGTATAAGCACTCGACTACCGTCTGTGTCTGTGATCCTAAGAAAAAACATATTTATCTCCTTTAAGCAGACGACTGCTTACAACAATTAAAAAGGGAGTCAGATTTCTCCAACTCCCTTTTGTTATAGCTCATTAAATATGAGCGTACTTTCGGTTAAGCACCGGACAATCCGAAGATCATTCCGGCTCCCTTCGGATTCCGACACTCCAGAGTACCCTCTTCAACGATCTGACCGATGATAGAGTCACCCAACTGACCCAGATCAACTTCCTGCAAAGGACGCAGCGAGGCATAGCTGAACCACATCGGATCATAGAGGAACGCAGTAAAGTTAGCTGCATTATCCAGACCGGAGATGGATGTGTTGGAGATACCCATCACATAGTTAGGCACCACCATGATGTCACCAAAGTCACTCATGTAGATCTCGACAGACTGACGGAGTTTACCATCAGTGTCGATATTACGACGAACGTTACCGTCTCCAGCGTTCGAGGTGGAGCTACCTGCAGCCTGAGCTTTAGCAGAGAACACACGACGATTAGCCGGGGAGAGCATCAGTTTGGTTGCCTTACCACCGTTCTCGTAGATGGCTTGCATGACGGTGTCCACTTGAGACAACTGCAGGGACACCTTGTCAGCAGAGGTCACAGTCGTGAACGTGCCAGCAACACCGCCGCCCGGATTAGTAGGCGCAGTGTATTCAGAAGGAGTAGTCAGCACGTTAAGAGCCGTTGCGGGAGTCGTGGTAGCAGCGGTGTAATTACACCATGCTTGATAGCCACCGAAGGTACGTGTACCGGAACCGTTAGACGACTTCCAGCTGTTTACCAAATCGAACTCAACGTCACGACGAAGTTCCACACCACGCTTCTTCAGCTGGTATGCATATTCATCGGCAACACCAGCCTGATCAACTGCACGTTTGGTACCAGTTACGGTAACAGTCTTGCTGTTGATCTGAGTGTAGTTACCCAGACGAGTACGGAAAGGTTCAGCCGCCTGAGCAGCTTGTTGTGTAGCATAGCTCACACCCTCAGCAACGGGGCTGGAAGCGGGTGCGGCTAGCTCATCGGTTTGCCACTCATGGAAGACAGCAGTTGCCTTTGTTTTGCCGATAGACGACATGAAGGGAGTCTCATCGCGAGAGATCATCGAGATGAAGTTCGCCAGATCTTCTTTCTCGGAGACGTTTACTGCATTACCTGTAGCGGATGCAGAGCGAGCAGCAGCCTTAGGGCCACCAGTGTTAAATGTATTACCTGCCATTTTATTATTCCTATCTTAATAGTGAGTTAAAGTTTTTGGCTAACTTTAGATATCCTCTTGAGGAAGTCCATCTGATCACGAGAGTCACCATTACCTGACAGAACCTTTTGCCTGTTATTATTAACTGCGGCTTGTTCTTTCTGTCGCTGTGGTGTTCCCTTCTTAGTTGGAACCGATTTTGCTGTGGGGATCTCCCGACGCTTTGAGGCACCCTTTTCAGATGCTGTCTTCAGTTTACGGTAGTCATTGATAAACTTGATAACGTTGGCATCATACACTATGCTCAACAGACTATCAGGGATACCTTCTTTAAGAGCAAACTCTCGAATACTCTTAGCTACTTTATCATTGAAGTCAGGGATTACTGTTGGAATAGTTTTGTTAAACTCTGCCAACATCACCTTCTTAGCCTCATTCTGCTGGATGATCAGTTGTTCGGATACTCCTTTAATCTGTTCTTCCCTTTTATTACGAGCAGCCCAGTATTTCTCCTGCACAACCTCCCTTTTGTCCTTCAACTCACGGGCGGTGTATGTATCACCACCCTCACGAGCTTTGTCAATGTCAGCGGTTAGTTGGGCATATTCATTTTGCAAGGATGTCTCTACTGCAGAGAGTTCATTATGCAGAACAGTACCTATATTGACCAATTCACTGAGGACTTCAGCTTTCTCTTTCTCAATCTCTTTCTTCAGTTCGCCTAGTTTTCGCCCTTCATTTGACAGATGCTGAGATGTTGCATATCCTTTACGAGCCTCTTCCAGTGTAACATATTTCAGTTCACCGTCGATCTTCATAGGGATTTTGTATTCCCAATCAATGTCATCCTCTTCGGGTAGATCTCCGGATTCTTGGGTAGACTGTTCGTCATCCTCACCAGCATCTTCCTCAGATGATTCTTCTGATTCTGTCTTGTTTTCAGACTCTTCCTCGGAAGCAGGGTCTGTGCCTTCCGTATCGTCGTCTTGGGCCGGATCCTCTTCAGTATCTTCGGGTTGAGATTCTGTGTCAACCCCTAACAGTGCTGCTGCCGGGGAGCTCTTCAGAATGTCTGCCATACTGGGGACACCTGCCTCACTACTTCCATTTCCGTCATTCCGCGCAAAAGATTCTGAACTAATTTCAGAGGCTGGCGTGGAGGTAGAGAGATGTTGGATGTTCATATTTATTCAATTCCTTGTGTCTAATTATTGGGAGCTCTTCTTAGCTGCTTTTGCTGCTTGCATCTTCTGTGCAAACGTTTGTTCTGGTACAGGTGCGGGTTGATCACCCAACTCCTGCAGAATCAAGATCGATTGGTGAAGGTTGTTCAGGATAGGAGAGTAGTTTGATGCTCTCCCTGTACCACCTGATTCACCTGCACGGACAATTTCCCGGATGATCTCCTCACGGGCTCGTACTAACACGTTGATTGCTTCTTTACTCATCTATGGCTTCTTCCACTTTAGCGTTGATAAACTTCTGGTTGTTACCGTACATCTCAATAGCAACTAATTTCTCTTTGATTGATCCCAAAGCCATAGCAGAGGAATACAAGAACTCTCGTTCTTTGGTTGCATGAGGTTCACTCTTCAGCCATGCAACAAAGAGATCTGCTAAGATGTCTCCATATGCTTCACCAAAGAATTGTTCTCGTTCACGTTGTACGAACTGTGCCCTGCCTAAAGCCCGTTGGGACTCGCGGAAGGGTTCGATTTTGTATTCACCGGACTCGACGTCCATCCGTGGCTTCACCTTCTTGTAGAAGCCATCTCGGTATTTGTCCATAATCACCTTTACTGTTTGTTAGGGTCAGCCATATCAGCGGCTGGCCCCGGTCGTTGTTCTATTTCTTCTTTAGGTACCATCTGATCTTCCACGAACTCTCGTGCGATTTTCATCAAGGATTCAATAGAGGGCATCTCAGGTAGCTCAACACCCTCTTTAGCAGCCGATACATAGATCTTCAGACGTTCCTGTACACTCTTATCAAGAGCAACAGCCATCTGCTTGACGTTATCCGAGATGGAGTTCTTGGCTTGGATACGGGTCAGATCTAAAGTGGCCCTGCGTTGTTGCAGATCAATCTGTTTAGCTTCCTCTTCCATGGCCTTCTGCTTCTCTGCTGCCTTCTGGTTGTTCTCTTTGTCAGCTTGCACACCCTCCAAGAACTTAGGATCGGTGTAGTCAACAAGATAGTCTAAAGGATCCTCATCCATAGACTCAATAGCTTTACAAGCAATGTTTACAGCAGCTGCAGGATTGATAGCTCCACCAGCACCAGCTTGCTGTAGCGCGGGAATCAGCTGTTGTCCAATAATATTCATCTTACGGAGGATATTACTGTTGCTGTTCTCTCCAACATCAGCTGTGATATACAGGAGCATGTTATCAGGGAGCATCGATGGATCCACTGTTTTATAGTAGTCGTTGGAGTCATAGAAACCAACTTGCTTACCACGGAGACGTGTGCGTAGGAGCTTGTAGATACCTTCTACCAACCGCTTGAACCCTGTCTCAGCAAACCTACGTGCCATGTACTGGATACGCACTTGAGCAGCAGACATTGCTTTCTGCATTTTCTCCTCAGAGTTTCCTGATACATACAGCGTATCGTTCAACCCTTGGGCAGCTTTTGAGAGACCTGTGGCTTGCTCTTTGTGCAACTGGAGTATTTCCAACAGCGGAACTGTACCTGTGCTGATTGTGTCAGGAGTCATTGCAGCAACAGCAGCGTTTGGATTACCATTGGTTGCAATAATCTGTTTTGGCTTCATATTCTGCAAAGCAGAGAAGTCAACTACATTCGGATCAGCGAGTTTCGGTGAATAGTTCGTCAAATATACATTCTCAACGAATCCACGGAGGATAGCAGTTGTGGCTAGTGTAGAAGGACGAATCATATCAGCAACAGACAGACCGTGGAACTCATGCGGTACCTCAAATGGGCACAAAGAAGCTAGTGGGATACAGTCAGTATCTTCTTCCAGCAGGATAGTCCCACCAGCAATCACAAAATGCTTCAATTCAGCGATACCATCACCATCACGATCCACCCGGATCCAACATTCGATGACAGTCAGCTGACGGTTGGCCTCGGTAGGGTACAACTCACGCGAATTACCACCCAACCAGTATTCCTCACCTACCAATCGCTTACGAGCAGACTGCTCTTCGGTATATTTGGTGGCCCAATCGTAGGATCCGTCACCGATGGTATCCCAATCGATGCTGTCAGCCATATCAGGGAAGTATTTACGTACCTCTGATCGTGTCAAGTCTACTTGAATACCCACAAAAGCTGCATCATCAAGAGTATGAGCATCCCGAGTAATACGAAAACTTTCAGGATGCACAGGTTTGATCATGATACGTGTTTTATCATGCTTCTTCTTGAGACGAACATCAATATACACGATACCATACTCAGCACCACCCGTTTCAGGGTTCTCTTGGAGACGTTGCTCCATCTTCAGCTCACCGATCACCTCAATATCGGAGTCAGCAAGAATCAAGTCTAGGTTTTCCTGTGAAATCTCGTCATATTCGATTATTTCATACTCAAAATCTTCAATAAACTCATACCGGATGATGGAATTCTTCCACAGAAGGGCTGCTTTCACCCACGTATTCATTACTTCCCAACCATTATTTTGCTTGAAAATAGTGTAGTTTACAAGGTCAGTTGCTGTTTTAGCATTATGGTAGTCCAGCGGTTTGTTACCGCAGGGTAGAAACCTGGCTATTTTGTTGTTGTTGAACATCAACTCAGCAATAATCGCGGTGTATCCCTCAATAGCCTCAACTGTGTCAGAGGATACAATTTGGGAGACACCTTGCGGGGACAGGTGTCCTTGAGCGAGCATCCCATACTCCATGGTTGCCTTTTGGCGCTCCCTTGCTAGATCTGAACTATTAAGGAAATCGCCAACCGATGACATTACCCCGGTCTCAATCATGGCAAGGAGTTCTTGATCATCTACGGCTTGTTTGTACCCATCTGTAAAACTGGGGTTATTGGCCATGCTCATCTCTCCTTATCGAATTGGTAGTGTTTTCGGAATCTTATCAGAGTACTTCTCTTTAGGAAACATCACTTTGTTTGTTGGTTTATCTCGGAGCAAAGGTTGTAGTACTTTTCTCTCAGATGCTGTCAATGGTTGTGAATAGTTCATTTGTTTATCCTTTTACCTTTCTTAGCCAAATCTTCTGGGAGGAAGAACTCGACCTTTGGATCTCTGGAGTAGCTGCGTGGGTCTATTGCATCAGACCCTTTGTGGGATGTTTTAGGTAGGTTTGATACGCGGTATCTCTCCACACTCTTTAGCGGGGCATCAATACTTTTAATAACTACATTCTCACCTACATCATCAGCGTACCACTTCAAAGCAGATACATCATCTGTATACCACCTACCCGCTGCTTTTGCTGCAGGGGATTCTAGATATGCTTGTCGTGACCAAGAGTTTCCTGTATAGGGAACACCCTCAGCTCTGTATAGGGTGGTCATCTCTTGGGGTACCACTTTAGCAGGTGCTAATCCCCTCAGTAAGGGTGCAACAACCATCTCAGGATAACTGCCTTCTAACGCTTGTTGTTTCTCCAAATACTTCCTGTATTCCGGATTACTCATATCTCGAGGTGCGGTATCTAGCACACTCCTCCATTCCTCACCTCGTGATCCTGCCATAGTACCTCCTCAAATCCATGTAATATTAGGTTCAGAAAACTGTCCAGCCCTCTGAGAGAATGGAACAGTGTTGTTTGTCAGACGATCATGGTGTGTACGTACTACTTCTAACGCTATAGCAAGAGCAATAACAGTGTCATCATTGTACCCTTGTTGTGCCCCTGTTTTACCTGAGTCATCAGCAGAGTAGTAGGATAGCTCCTGGATGATCTGTCGGGAGGGTAACCAGATATCGTCATTCTCAATAGCATTCTTCAGGAAACCTATGATCATGGGTTTTGAGGCAGAAGTAGTTCTCCAGCCCACCCGAGTACCTTCCTCTTTGGATACATTAGCTGCTTTGGTTTGATAGTACAGGTTAACATAGCTCATTTGAGTCAACCTGTTTAGTGTTGCTATACCCATGTTGTTGGATTCAACAGCTAACAGGGAGTTATTGTAGTACCGTCCTAAGTAGAACAATACATCACCGAACTGCGAGGGGTCAATTAAATTGTTCCTGTATACAGCACATACTTCTCGTTTAGCATTCATCACAACAGCAGCAGAGTAGTCTTTACCTACACCTAAGGATACATCAGCACCTATAGCAAAAGAGTCATCAAAGGTGGGATATTTGTATATCTCGATGGATCCCTGTCGGGCATCCTCCATCATGCAGGATTCTAGGTTGAACTCTTTACGGGACAGGATTGGTTGTGGTACCAGCTTGTTGATCTTCTTCAGATTGAACACATTAGAACCAGATGATACAAAAGCTTCTTCAGGTGTGGCAGGATACTCTTGTCTGAATTTGTCTCCACCACTCTCAGATACCTTCAGACGTCTCCAGTAGATCTGTCCATCAGTTAACGAGTGTTCAGCTGCTAGGAGTTCCTCCTCAACAGTCTTCTCAAAGTTAGGTGGGGGCATGCGGGTATATTCACCCATCAGGAACCATGGTACGAAAATAGGGAGATACTCATTCTCACCATTAACTGCACCCATCCACAGCCTGTGGAACTCGTTACCTATACCGTTAGCAGTACTTTCGAGAATAACTTCGGTACCGTCAGCTTGGGAGATCCCTTGGAATAGTCCAGCCAAGATCTTGACGTCGTGAACCCAGAATGCGACCTCAGAGAGGTGGGCAATAGTTGGGGTGGTACCTCGTCCAGCCTCGGGAGCACCCGCCGTATACAGACGGTATCCTGAATCATTATGTTCAAAGATAATCTCTTTGGCATTACTCTTCCTGAATTTGGGTCGGTAGTCTTCAGGCATATTATCAATAGTGTTACGAGACATATTGAAGAGAGTGTCTGAGGTGGCAGCATCATGCGCCATAACGACTGATTTGTTGTATGCATTGAAGTAACTCTTCCAGAATACTCGTGCTGTGGTGAATGTGGAGAGACCCATCTGTCGTGCTTTGAGGATGATTACCCTGACACGACCAGTCTCGCGGAGTTGCTTCTCAATAGCCTCATTTACAATGTCCTGTGCTGCATTGAATTCGAAGGGCTGAAAGCCTTTGGAGGAGTCTTTGGGGAGAATTTTGATTTGTTCTGCCGCGAACGCCTTGAAGTTAGTCTTGTAGAATGCTAGTCGTTCCCTCTTTTTTGCTTCTCGGAGGGCTTCCAGCCTCTGCTTGTTTGTTAGTTGTGCCATGTGTCATAATTCCTTTTACTATTAGGTACCGACTCCCCGAGGGGGTGAGTACCGACTGTTCTACTCTTGATTTACTCAAGCTGATTCAGTCAGAAATATAATCCAATAATTTTTTGGAGTGGTTTTTGGGAGAAATTTTGGTGGGTGTCCCTGTGTTTGTGTGAAAGAATCAGGGTGTGTGTTTGGGTTCGCCCTTGTTCCTTTTGGGCTCCCCCCTGTGTTCCCTCTGGCGGTCGTGCTGTGGCGCGGTGCTCGGTCGCTCTCTGTGTTGCGCTGTTCTGGTGGTGTGTCGTGTTCCTTCCTTCTTGCGGCTTCTGGTCCTCTTCCTCGTCTGCTCTCGCTGTGTCCTCTCCCTTCGGTCCCGTGTTGGTCCCGCGTGGTTGGGCTCGTGTTGGGTTTGTTCTGTTCTTCTGGTCGCTCTTCCGCGAGTCTCCCTCGCTGTGGTCGGCTCGTTGCTTGGCTTTGGCCTTCGGCTCGGCTCTCCTTGGTCGTCGTGCCTTGGTTGCGTTGGTTCGGTGGTTGTGAGTTCCTCTTCGGTTGCCTCGCTTGTCGGGGCTTCCGTGGTGGTCTCGCTGTGCTCTTGGCTTGTCCTTGTTGCGCGTGTGCGTGTGCTGTCGTCCCGTTGTTGCGCCGGGTCTCGCGCTTCGTGTTCTCTTTGGAGGTGTGCTGTGTCTTCTGTTGCTGTTGCTCGCTCGGTGTTTGGTTCTGTTGCTGCGTCTCTGGTCTCCGCGCCCGTGGACCCTGTGGCTGTTGCTACTGCTCGTGCTGTCTCTGCTGGTTGTGCTACTGTCCGGTCTTCTGTCCGGTTAGGCCGTGCTGTGCTCCGGTTGGCTGCTTTGGGTGGTACGCCTGTGTCGGTTGAGGATGTTGCTACTGCTCGGCGGGGCTGGGTGATGGGTCGTCGGGCGGGTGTGTCGGCTGCTCGGTTGGCTGTGTTGGCTCGTGTCGGTCGGTTGTTGGCTGCTGCCGTTCCCTTCGCGGGGTTTGTCCCTGCTGGCCTTGCGCTGGGCCGTTCGGGTTGGGTTCCTGCTGCTCGGTTCCTGACTGTGGCTCGTGGTGCTGTGTCGGGTGTTGAGGTCTCGTCCTCTTCGGTGTCCTGCCACGTTGGTGGTGTGCGGTTGGTGTGCTTGGCTGCTGGTCTCGGTGGTGCTGTCGGGTTGGACTCTCTTGTCGCTGCTCTTCAGGCCGCTGAAGCCTCTGGGGTGTTGGTCCGTGCTGTGGGTGCTCCCAATGCCTCTGGTCGTGTCCTTGGTGGTTTCTTCTGTGGTATCACTATGTAAGACCGTAATGTGCCTCTTCGGAGGCCGTTCCGGTATGCCCGTCTGGGTATACCAGAGCGTCTTTGCTCTTTCCCGTGTGTAGTCGGTTAACTACAAAGGAGAGTATCATGCCGATATATTCAAAGACAAACCTTGCGTTGTCTGTTAATGACCCGACAGTGGGTGAGCGTTTGATATATGACCACTTCGTTGTGAGTGGTGATGGTGAGGAGGTGCTAATGACCACTGATTGGGCTGATGCAGTTAAGACTTACTGGGAATACCGTGAGTCTGCTGATGAGGGTTACTATGACCACATCGGGCTGCATGGTATCGTGGTTTGTTAGTGATAACATTCCGGTATGCTCATTGTGGGCATACCAGAGTGTCTGTTACCGTGTTGTGTAACGGCTCTTGTGCGGTTCGTCCGCTGAAAGGTCTGTCATGTCTATCAAAGCCGTTCGCATGTTCGTTGTTAGGTTGTTCGACAACGTAACATACACTACATCCAATACGTTGGTTGCTGCTATGTTAGAAGATAGCGAGCATACGTTTGTTGAGACAACGCAGTTGATTGTCGACACAGATGACAACAGCTGGATGAACAATCAGGTGTATGTCCTGACTTGGTGGTCTGATGTTGATAACACATACAAGAAGACATACCATGCCAGCCTGATCAACCTCGGTAAGATCTTGGCTAAATGGGAAAGCCCGGTTAATCCCGAGCTGTCTATGGTTGTTGTGATCGGATAACATTCCGGTATGCTCATTGTGGGCATACCAGAGTGCATCATGCACCTAACGCTGGTATCGTTACTACCAAGAAGGATCGTATCTTCGATCCGCTTATGTTCTTGAAAGGAACAATCATGTCACATTCTCTCAATCGCGTTACTCCTGATGCTTCTGGTCATCACCGCTACGATACCTTATTGGGTTCTTGTAGTACGTGTGCCTCAGAGATTCTGATCAGTGATGACCTCTCCTACCAGCACAGGGTGTATACCTACACTGGTGATCCCGAGGTGTTACAGGTGTTGGAGGCTAAGAGTCTTGATACCACAGCTCACATGAGTGTCTTTTATAATTGTGATGGTGAGATCAAAGGATTGAGCTATCATGAGAATTATAATCGTCATAGCCATGTTTGGATCAACAACGGTCATGGTACTGTTGTGATTTTTCCTACTCATCCTCGTTATGAGTCTTTCCCATTCCCTGAGGTGGAGATCGACCCATCAGGTACAGTGGGTAAGGAGATTGCCTCATGGGATCTGCGTGATGTGATCCCTGAAGGTCTGGAATATTAAGAGCCTTCCAGGTCGCACCCCATGTGGGTGCTTCCTAGAGTGCTTTTACTCTGTTAGGATCGTATCTTCGATCCGCTTATGTTCTTGAAAGGAACAATCATGTCTCATCTGTACATCATCTCTGGCACTGGTCGCTGCCGTTACACCCTCAACGCCATTAACATCTCGTCTATCATGGACGAGGACTTCAATGAGATCAGCACGGAGTACATCTGGGATGAGATCCCTGAAGAATCTACCACGATCTATCACATCCAATACTGGGATACTGACAGACAGAAGTATGCCCACGTGTATTGCTTCTCTAAGAACATGTTCATTGAGGCTATCAATAATCTCCAGCATCAAGAAGATCTGTCTATCAACACAGGCTTCTTGGAGTGATAACTCTTCAGTATACTCCACGGGGTATACTGAAGGGCATCAGGTGATGCTCTCCACGCTGGTATCGTTACTACCAAGATTGTCTTGAAAGGACATCATCATGGCTACTCGTACTTCCTTCGCTGCTCCTGTGTTCTACAACATGGCATCTTCTTTGGTTTCTCCAAAGGCAGAACCAATCACTGCTAACACTGTTGCATTCAAGTGTCTCACACCTGATGCAGCAATGAAATACAGTGAACCACAGTGCATTGTTGCTAATGTGGTGAAAGGTTAATCATGCGTAAACTAAAGTACAACAAACGGTACAGCTTCCGTATCGGTTCATCCGCGGATGATATCATTGTGTACCATCGTAAGTTGGTAGTACGCAAGCCATATTGGTTGTAACCAATCAGTCTTCACGGCTGTATAAAAGTGAGACCTACACGGGGTAAGTACCGTGTGCATTTCCTAATCGTCATTATCCAAAGGAATTATCATGACACACATGTTAACAAAGAAGTTCAACATCACCGAAATGAACATCACCCACAGCATCCTCACCGGAGCACTCGCCGAGTTTGGTGCATTCGCTGTATGGATCTCGCCAATGACCTTCCTCATCATGGCACCAACCAAGGGTGCTCTGGAACTCTTGGCAGGTGTATCCACTGATTTCAGTGGTGACATTATCGAACTCAAATAACCATCAAGGAATACACATCATGTACCACGTCTTCTCACGTAACTCAGGTAAGCTCGTCACCAAGATCATCATCGAGGCAACAATCCTCTTGACAATATATCCAGCAGACAAGTATGAAGTTGTCATTTACTGAGTCTTCAGACGAAGCCTTTACGGATAAGGAGTATTAAACAAATGAGATCAACAACACACGTTATCTTCCTAGCTATCATCCTGGGTATCCTCCACATATGTCTACCCGAAGTCGCTAAGCCAGTGATCAATGGAAATTATATCTACTGGGTAGGTCTATTGGCTGGCATCATCGGGTTAGCAGGTCAAGTAGGTATTCTCATGCTGGAGATCCAACAGGATCTTCGAGATGCAGAAGAATTGGATTTAACACAAACTAAGTATGAAAGCAGGTAATATCATGAAGAAGTATATGCTATTGACACCCTTGAAGGGATCAATGTTTGGTGTAACAACACAACAGCTAATCAGGACTCTTAAAGAGAACTCTTGTGGTCATGAGGTGGTACTCATGCATGACGATACCTCAGTGGTATACGCCACAGCATCCTCACCGGAGATCCTTGGAGAGTTCTGTTCTCTGAATGACGTCCCTGGATTAGTAATTGAATATACAGGAGTATATGATCAGGTGATAGATTAATCACACAGGTATACCCTACCCATACCCCACCCATAATTTCCTCAAGAAAACATACCGCTATTATATTCTCTTAATGACTGTACTCGTAGATACATGTCTGGAGAGCAGGTAGAGGTACTTGGGAGAGATAGCGGGGTGGAGGTAATGTGTGGGGTCGAGAAGTCGAACTTAACCTATATAACAAACAGATATATAGAACCTAAACTACATAACCAAAGGGCATACTATCATGGCATCCTCTAACTCATACTACACATCCTTCCCCGGTGGTTCCTTCGAGCTAGTTAAACGATACCTTGAAGGGGCAACCATCATGTTTCGTGATAAAATAGTACCTCCATATAAGGGGCCTGACGACATCTTCAGATTGTCTCACTCTGAGTTCACCTTCAAAATAATCCGTAAAGTAGAAACACGATACTACCAACACTTCTCCCATGGGAATCTGCTACAATGCGATGAAGAAGACTGTCCTGCCCTGTCTATCGATATTGACATTGAAACACAACAGATCCTATCAACTAAGGTACTTGCGCAATGATCGTATACCGTGTAGAAAATGCTCATAATCCATACGCAGGGAGACCTAGAGGGGTATATAGGTATGAGAAGAACTGGTCCAAGCTACCATCACCTAAAGATGATGGTATAAACTGGTATATGTCAGGCACGAATGTATGCGCTACTAAATCCATCAGACAGTTCCGTCTATGGTGGTCTTCCATAGGATCTCTCAAAAAGATCCCTGAAGCGAAAGTGGTTATGTTAAAGATATCTCCTGAGTACGTAAAGAAAGGAAAACATCAAGTAGTCATCAGAAGAGATAAAGCTATAGAGGTTGGTACCCTCTCAAATAAGTACACTCGTCAATTTCATAAGGAGTCCAAATGATCATCTGTCTATCTACCACCCTAAAGGAACATCTCTGTACCCATGGAGATACACTTGAAGAAGCCTTTGACGAGTTCACTGAGTTGATTGACAACAGTATCACCTACGATGATGTACAGTTCGTGGACCTTGGAGTGAATCCCTCTTTTGATCGCTATGAGCTAGTGGTTCGTCTGAAGACGAAGAACGAATAAAGTTGATTAAAATCAACGATAAAAGAGTCGGTACCTAAAAGAGAACTTCCCTGACAAGTATTATTAATAGTATATCTTAAAGGATATCCTTAAAGAACATCATTAAAGTACATTCATTGTTGTTGATTATTCTCTTATAGGGAATAAACAACAATACATTACATCATTAAAGGGTATTCTCTTAAGGATACCCTATAAGGAACACTTAAATGACCAAACACATACACCATGATCTGATATCTGAATGGATCTCCAATCCTTCTGCTTACACTGTTGAGATGATGTGTTCAGATTCATCACTATGGCGTCCTATCAAGAACCCTCTGTGGGATCCAGCGGTGAAGTACCGTTTAATACCTATTCCACAGAAGAAGTATTTCTACTATACTCCTACCTCAAGCTCCTGGTCTCAGACCAATAAGAAGGCTGATGAATGGTGTTGGAAACTTTCTTTTGATGTTGATGAGTATGGATACCCTATCAAAGGGTCATTCTCAATGGAATACAACTTACCCAATGAGGACTCCTCAACCCAGACCCTCTTCTGACAGGATTCTACTCAACTCCTCATCAGTCAGATCAACCATTTTAGTTGTTACTGACTTCTCAACACGTTGTAGCTTAGGTTGTTCATACTCAGCCACTAGGTTAGCATACCTAGCTGCATCCTCATAGTTCTTTTCACCCAATGCCATATGCATACACATACGGAGGACTTCCACACCAGTAATATCCGGCATATCTTTCTGTGCTTGAATGAAGGCTTTAGCCGACATTTTAAACTTCTCTCGTACTTCTTTAGCAGCTGCTCGTGCAAGAATACTCTTCTGAGACATCTCTTTAGCTTGTTCTACCGTGCATGTCCTGCGATGAGGGACGAGATTAGCTAGGCTCTTTGGATTCATTTTCATTGTATTGTACCTTTCAAATTAAGTTAGTGATTCGTCTTCTTGACGAAGAACGCTATCCTTAATAGGTACCAACTAACTCCTGACTGACACAAATCATGACACTCTCTAAATTCATCCGTACATCCACCACTCTCCGTAATGCACCCTCGAAAGGAACTAATATGAACGAAGCTACTAACGTCATCCTGAAAGATGTAACCCTCTTCTGGCCTAAGCTGGACAAACCTGTTGAGCCATTTGGTACACTCCAGTATGAACTCCAAATACAGGTCCCCAAGAAACGTGAGAAAGAGATCTCTGCTTATGGTAAGGTAAAGGCACAGGAAGGTGGTATGGTCTCCATCAACCTGAGGAAGAAAGCTGAGAAGGCTGATGGTACACCTGCTGCCAAAGTGCGTGTTGTTGATGCCTCCAAAGAACCTCTTGATCCTAAGCTGATTGGTAATGGATCCAAAGGTAACGTCATCCTGATGCTCAAAGACTATCAAATCAAGGGGCCTCGTGGTAACGTCACCAAAGAAGGTACCTCTGTTATGCTCACAGCAGTACAAGTTACTGAATTGGTAGAATATGAACGTAAGAACTCAGGTGATTTTGTTGACTTTGATGATGAGACTACTGAGAGCTCGACTCGAAGCTTTGATGGTGCTGATGAGCCAAAGAAGGCATCTCCAAAGAAGACAGCTAAGAAGGCATCCTTTGATGACATGGAGGATGACATACCCTTCTAAGCAGTAGGTTGTAGTCATACTGACCACTAACCCTAACGAATAACCGTTAAAATACATCACAACTTGATGCTAATCTAACGAATAACCGTTAAACTACCCCTTATAGGAACACCACCTATAAGGGTTCTTTATTCAAGGACTCTCATGGAAACAACAGTCTACTGGGTAGCTAAATTTAATGATGATGGTTTTGATGAACTAATCACAGGACCATTCGCTCAATTTATTGATGCTATTGATTCAATAACCGATCTAGATTTACTAGGTTCATTACGTTCGGACACGGTAGATATGCGAATTGACCGCAAGGTCCGCCGCTACTGCGAACGGTGCGGATTTAACCCCGCACAGGTGGCAGTAATCCGCACCGGGGGTAAAACCTTGGCGCGGAAGGCAAAAGCCTGGAAGCGGGCTTAACTATGATAGAATGGCAACACGGCGTGAATAAACCCTACATTCCAGGGGTATATCTCCGCCATCGTACAACATGCTCTCAAGATCCAGTTGTAGAATTCAGTTTCTATGATGGAAGACTTTGGCATATCGAATGTTGCTACCCTGGGCATGCAGCTAAAGAGATGCGCATAAGTAATTATCAAGAGAAGCCATGGGCTTTCCCTAAAGTTTTAGATGGAGTCGTGCAAGTATGCCAGTAGTTAACTTTGTGATGTTCATTCTTGTAGTCATCTCTCAAAAGGCTTCCAAATGGAGACTCTGATCTATGTAGCAACAATCATCCTCATCTTCCTAATCTTTGCATCATATGACTGATACCCAAAGGACATTCATCATAGTATGGATTGCTTCCTTTCTGACCTTACTAGCTGTGTTCAAAGTAATTGAGCTTAACGAGGTTAAACACTCTCAAACAGTAACCGAAGATATTGTCTCACAAATGTGTCGTGATACACCCACTCACGACGCTTATGTGTCGAAATCCTCTGATGGTTATATCTGCTTCATGCAGAATGTCAACACCAAGAAAATCTCTAAAACCGCTTTAGTTATCTCGGAGTAATACCATGTCTAAAAATATCTTGCACTCTTGTTTTGCTCGTTCCATCACTGCTTTGATTGAGGATATACGTCACAACGAAGCATCCCTAATTATGGACAAACAGTATAAAGCCTTCTACTGGAGTCTCGCAACACCTGCATCATTCAAAGGACAAATAGCTTATGATCATCTGAATATTATCCATAACCGTATCACATCAACCAAACAGAAAATCAAATCGCAGAAAGCTGCCATATCGAATCTGAAGAAGATGATCCGAATGTTGAAGTAATTCATTAAGGAATTCAAATGAGCAAACTCTCCGAACTATTCCAACGGGTACATGATCGTTTCATTGATAACGATACCGACAACCCATACATCTGCTGTAATATCGAGTTTGATACCATAGCTAAACCCTATCTGAAGAAGAAAGCTATACGAATCATATCCAGACGTCTTGGTAATAGCCACACATACTGTTCATGGTTAAGGGAGAATCACAATGAGATATTCGAACAACGGTATTGGGAAGGGTACTGTTCATGGTTAAGGGAGAATCACAATGAGATATTCGAACAACGGTATTGGGAAGGGTTCCGGCAAGGTCGTATTCTCTGGTTAAAGTCACTCGTGGAGGAATTCAAATGAAAGAAGTTGTCTATCAAATAGCCAATAAGAAGACAGTTAAGTATGCACCTAACAAGTACGATCGTATCATCGTAGGGCAAGGAGCATGTGTCTTCCCTCTGAACCACCCTGACCGGGCCAACGTATCAAACACCACAGCTGTATTCACCTCGAATGTTCTCCATATAAACCCTGATGGTTCCTTTGAAACAGAAAACACCTTTTATGTTCCATTTAATCGAAGCGTAGATAATTGGATCGAACCTTAACACCCATAGGAGTACCCATGACACGAGCATTAGCATCTATTAAAGCGATTGATTCATTAACTTCTATTGAAGGGGCAGACCGTATTGAATGTGCCCATATCGGTGGTTGGACGGTAGTAGTCAAGAAAGGAGAGTTTGAAGCAGGTGGCCTATGTATCTACTTTGAGATTGATTCATGGGTTCCACATGATGTAGCCCCATTCTTGTCTTCAGGTAGTGTCGATGAGGGTGGATACAAACTAAAGTACTTCAATGATGTGGCAGGTAACCGTCTACGCACGAAACGTCTGAAAGGTACACTGTCACAGGGTCTCTGTTTACCATTGCACTCACTGACAGAAGAACAAGTAGACTTCTGCCAAGAGTATGACTCAAATGATCCAACCGGATGTGACCTAACTGAGCTTCTCGGGGTACAACTCTACGAGAAACCTATCCCTGCACAGCTCAGAGGTACTATGCGGGGTAACTTCCCACCATTCATCCCGAAGACTGATCAAGAGAGGGTACAGAACCTGCAACACTTCCTCACAGAAGAAGCCTCTCGGTTGGATATGTGGGAGGTCACCGAGAAGCTGGATGGTAGCTCCATGACAGTGTACAACTATGAAGGATACAGAGGTGTATGCTCTCGTAACATTGATCTGAAGCAGACAGATGACAACGCATTCTGGGCCACGGCTATCCGTGAAGAGTTGATCCTGAAAGTAATGGATGGGTTTGCCCTTCAAGGTGAACTCTGTGGACCGGGTATTCAAGGGAATCAATACGGTTTAACTGAACCAACCTTCTTTTTATTTGACATCTTTGATATCAAGAAACAGAAGTACCTTGATGCATTTGAACGGAACCGTATAGCTCGCTCATTGGATATCAAAGAAGTACCCTTCCTGCAATACACCCAAATGATTAATGATATTCCGATGCTGTTAAAAGAGGCTGAAGGAAAGTCGTTCTTGAATGACTCCGTACGAGAAGGGATTGTGTTTAAAAGTACAGTACATACATCACGACATTTCAAAGCTATCAATAACGATTGGCTACTAAAATATGAGTAAAGAATGCTCTGACTGTACACGATGGGAAAGACATGTATGTGTAGATGCAGATAACAAACCCATAGAACGTACAGCTCTGCTATCAGAGCAATTTTGGTACTATGAAACATGTACTAAAAATTGGGGATTACCTGCAGCTGCATACCTGTCAGCTAAAAACTGTAAATTCTTTGTAAGGAAGTGATATGGATAACACAGTAATACGGTTCTGGGATGCTCTCCGTGCTAAATGGCCTGAACCACAACCTGAGTGGCATCAACTGCAGCCTCAATCCCAGATGCAGATTATGATGATCATCAACGGTTTAATTCAATTCATGGAGCAACCAAAGTGAGTAACGAATTCAACTACGAATATGAGGGTCTACCACTGACCATCGTATACGACTACTCCCCGGCAGAGCGTATGACGTATGATGATCCCGGATGTGCCGCTGATGTGGATATCACAGAGGTACTCTGCCATGATGTAGACATCTATCCTATTCTACTGCCAACATTTCTGGAAGACCTGCAAGAACGTACTTTGATCCACGCTGAAGAAAGCATATATGAAGCAAAAATTGAAGCAGCAATCGACTACTATGAAGCCCGTAAAGAAGACCGTTATCTCGAAGGGCAGAACCTATAATATACCTTCTGATGAGGTGATCATGAAGGCACAGGCAGGGTTAGCCCAATGGAGGGAAGATAAAGCCTATGCTGAACGTAAAGGTGGCAAGATTCTGGAAGCATGGTTAGAGGAACAGGAGGCCAAAAAGAAGCAGAAGGATACCACATCCAGGGCATCTGCCATAAGAAACTTCTGTGTTGAGTGTGTGGGTGGTGTCATCACAGATGTCAAGAACTGTACTGCACCCAAATGTCCACTCTACAACTTCAGACCATTCGTAAAATGACGCACCTATTCTTGATAGTCCGTGGTGAAAGGGTTATACGCAGATACCATAACGTTGACTCTGCTTACCAATTTGTGAAGACCCATAGAGGATATCGTATTGAGGAGATACTGTATGAATAATCTTACTGACGAAGAAATCCACCCCCTGCGCGAAATCATCAAGCAATCACGCGGCGTGAGTGTGCAAAACGATCCATCACAAACGGATATGACAACCCCACAAATCAAAAACATATACACAGGCACCGTTATGTACGAAGGCGAATCCGGCATGACGACACGGCAGATGCTTGAGAGAGCAACAGCATCGCAAGCCGACTTGCGCGGTGCCAACTTGGGCGGTGCCGACTTGTACAGTGCCAACTTGTACAGTGCCAACTTGCGCGGTGCCAACTTGTACAGTGTCAACTTGGGCGGTGCCAACTTGGGCGGCAAATTTGGCAAGCTGATAGAAGGTCGTCCGTATTTCCAATGCGGCCCCCTTGGTTCACGTTCGGACTACTTGCAGTCCTTTATCACGAACAAAGGAATCGTCATCAAAGCCGGATGCTTCAC